AAAGACCTATCAACAAAACTAGAACCATTTTTAATATTGACAGTAAATCCTGTACCAGAAACATTTGTTACGGTAAAAAAGTCACCCGATTGAGCATTTTGTATGGTTATTCCAACAGTAGGTAAAAACGCATTTGCTCCTCCTAAACCACTAGCTCCTGTAAAAAATGGTGAACCAAAAGTAACTGCCTTTGCTGAAGTGCCAGAAGATTGTGGTGCGGTAGAAGTACTACCTCCTGTCTGATAATTCTGTTCAGTTCTTGATTGAAACTCTGCTGTATATCCTGCCTGTTGTACATTCATATTTTGAGAAACATTTGTTGTCTCAAGCACTAATTTAAATTTAAATCTGCGACCTTTAAATGTTCCATTGGCAAAGTTATTAAACGATCCAAAACTTCCTGATGCTGTTTGTGATGTTGCTACTTGTATCTGACAGTTTGCCTCATCTGCTGCTGGACCGTCAAAATTACCATCAGTTGCATAATTATCCCATAAAGAACCACTAGGGATAATTGTCTCAATATCTGTTCCTATATTAAAGCCAACAGAACGTATCACTCTTTTTAAATCAAGAGAAAATACAGCACCTAAATCTAAAATGTCTTTGAAAGCGTATTCTCCTGTTGCATTTGTAGCTGGATTCGTAAGTTGTAAAGCACTAGTTGTGTTATTAAATGTTGTATTAGTATCTACTCCTTGAAATGCAGGACTATCTAAATCTTCTCTATCCTGCAATATAACTTGAGTATCAATAAGATCTGGTAAATCCTGTATGATACTGGCTTCTCCTGTACTAAAGTTTCCCTGGTCATCTTGAAATTTAAGAATATATTCACCATCTAAAGAAGGAACAACGACATCTGTGGTATTTCCAGCTAATGCAGTGACAAGATCAACTGAATTTTGGAACGTACCACTACCATCAGTAAGATTACTATGTCTGACATATACTCTTCCTCCATGTAAAACATCAGGATCTACAGCTTTTGTCCATCTAAGTCTTACCAATTTATTAGTAATTGGTTCCATCGTTAGATTTTGTACATTTGCAGGAGGTTCTGATTTACCAACTGCGTTAAAAGTCAAATCAGTAGATGTAGCTGATAATTTTAAAGCTGCGTTATATGAAAATACTCTAAATTCATAAGTTCCTGCTTGAGTATTTATTATTTCAAAATCAGGTCTAAAAACAATTTCACTTGTCCAGTTTGAATTATTAAATCTAAATTGAACAAGATATTGACTTACACCTGTAACTGGAACCCAAGTTAATAACAATTTTGAAACGGCTAAACCATTTATAGTTACTATCATTTCTTTTGGTTCGCCATTTTTATCTGATACTTTTAAGTTTCCAGGAGGATCTTTTGGTTCATTAAGTAAGGAAACGCTTCTTGCAGGTAAACTTATACCTTGTTCAATATTGTTATATTTACCGTCAATATAAGTAAGTGCTGTTATTGCAAAGTTAATACCATCTTGTTCTTCTACAGTTATGACTCTAAAAGTCTGAGCTTCTAAAGTTGAGCTTTGAACAAGCCAAATACTATTCACATTTGGTGTTGCAGACAGAGCAGAATCTAAACTGATGACTCCACTTGTAACACTAAGAATATTTTTTGTTTCTACTGATCCATCAGGTAATATCACACTGCACTTTTTATTAGTGCCTGTAAAAGTATCAAGATCCTTTACGTTATCTACTGTTATTGCAGTAGTTGTAGCGGATTTTATGCGACCACTTCTACGCTCTCCTCCTCTGACTGGATCATTGACAGAGATAACAGATCCAGGTCTAACTATCGCTCCAGCATCTATTGATGTAGTAAAACTTACCACCTCAGTCTCCTGCTGTTCACTGAAGAGTATTGCTTTACCTAATCTCTGAGCTTGCCCGCGAGAAGTACAGGCAAATGCTTTTACATCTTTCTTAATTATTCCTAGTTTATTTTGAGCAGACGTATCTTCTACAACCTCATAATCTATTTCTCTACTATCCATATTGAAATAGCTAACACTTATTACTGTATGTCTTTGTTTCAGACTGCTACCTGAGTAACTGAAACCACCCTCACCTACATTTGCCAAACTAAATAAATAACTTGGATCTGTTGGCCTATCTTGTGTAAGAGTTATTGAACCTGTCTGCCATATAGGAAAAGCTCTCATCACACCAGCCAACTCATTAATTAAGGTATAGGCTTCTGTTGTGCCTTGTATATTTACATTGCAACTAAATCTGGCTTCCTGTCCTCCAAAAGGGTCACTTACTAACGTATTAGCATACTTACTAGCAGCAACAAAACTCTGTAAGTCTAAACTGCTGTCTGTGATATGCGTTCCAAAGCCATATCTTTCAGTAGTTAATAAATCAAGAAGTATCATTGCAGGACATGAACACCAAACAGCAGCACCCATTGTTCCATTAAAAATGTAACCACTTGGATAAACTATCCTACCTGTGGCATTGTCAACACTTGGAGTGCCAGAGTTTGATGCTCCTGCTCCTGGTATTCTTACCTTTACACCACGAATACGAAAGGCTCTTTTTGGTATAGAGCTAAACTGCTCAGAATCTAGTCTTAAATTTGTATATGCACTGTTTGGGTAAGTCCGTTTATCATCAACAATTTCTCCAATGCTTGTAAAAGTAAAAGCATCTTTTAATTCATCAGATGTACTATCTGCTGTTACCCTTACAACTCTTATATCAACAGGAAATGCTTGTCCTTGATCTATTTTAGTCCGATCAAAAGTGACTCTATATTCTTTTTGGTATGCGTCAGCACTTCTACCTGTAATTGTGTCAGGTTCTTCAAAAACATTATTAAAACCTGCCCCTTGATATTGAATCTGTATATTTAATTGAACAGAAGATCCTAATAAATCACCTTCATCTGTAGCTTTCTGTAGCTGCGGAAATGTAATTGTCACCTTTGCAGCATCAACATTAGTATTGGTTATCTGACGAGTTACAGGAGCAGAAGTTGTAACAGTAGTACCAACAGCAGTAGTTGACTCGCTACTTTCAATTCCAGGTATATGAGTTTGATTTGATGTACCTTCTTTGAAAGCAAAGCTCACATTCTGAAAGTTAAAGTCTGCCGTTCCAGGTGATGTATTACTGGCACTAGCGTTAAGAATAGGAGTGTCGTTTAAAAATATATCTTTTAATGCTGCGTTGTTATATGCTGTAGTTCCTTTTGTTAATCCTGCTTTTGATGGAGTTGCAAAGCCCTCTATTTCTCCTTCAGATAGTAGATCCTGTATGGATGCAAACTGTCTGCTATTTAATGTATCTGGTGCTCTGGTAGGAGAAGGTGGAGTTGGGGGAGGACCACCTGCTCCTCTGATAATTTTATCCGTCATGCTGATACCTGATTAGTGTCAATTCCTGCTGAGATTACAACCGATCCAGTGACTATCTCTCCATAAACTATCGGATGGCTAGTCCCTGCTCTTGATGTATTTTGCACCCCAGAGAAGTTAAATGATATTCTAGGATCTTCTTCATTGCTAAAATCTTTTGGTTCAGGTAGAGGAAATAACATATCTGACACACCTTGCAAAACTAAAGCAGCACCAATGTAAAAAGCACCTTTCGCCAAAGCTCCTGTAAATGCTAATTGACCTGCATTAATTAATGGTACTTGTGCAATAAACGCACCGCCTGTAAGAAAAGTAGCTCCAATCAATGCAGCACCTAATAATAGTTTTCTAGCACCTCCGCCAGCACCAGTAATAATAGGCACAATACTTATATCCGATTGTCCTATAGGGTTGTGTATCTCAGTCTCGTCAATATCATAATCTCCAATAAGTACTTGATAATATCTATCCGCCATGTGTGCTTCAAGTTTTGGAAAATTATGTATTAAAAAACTTACAGCATCAGCAGTTGAATTTATAACAGCGTCTAACTCTTTGTAACCTACAAAGTCAGCTAGTTCTCCATAAAGTTTAACTTTTCTGAGC